TTACGGCTCTGTTCTGTGCATTAAAGTATGCTGCAGCGTTTTCTCTTATTTGAGATATAGTTTCCATAGAAGAACCACCTGTTGCTGGTGATTCATTAGTTACTGATAATGAAGTCTCTGATACAGCTCTTAAGGTAGCGTTTAAATTTTCAGTTGATATCGTGTAAGACTTTCTTGAAAATGAATTGATAGTTCTTGAACCAACATTATGGTCTATGGTACCACCGTGACTATAAACTACCGTCAATGTAGTGTTACTTGGTGCTAGTCCGAATGTTTCTGTTTTCATAAAATTAGTTGGGTCAAATGATTCGTCTAATCTGGATACACCTTGTCCTAATCTTGAACCCACATTATCTGGATTTGGTATTATTTCTTCATCTGCATTATCACTAATACCTGAACCAAATCTTACTTCTGTTTTATTGTCTTCTCTAACATAAGTTGTAAATCTTCTTGATGTCTTGATTAACTTTAATAAGTAAGGTGTGTCGTTTTGATATGTTGATAAACTCGGGTCATTAAGACTTGTATTTTCCATAGAATCAAATACAGTATCTTGAGCTAAGAATGGAACTTGATACCAAGTATTTCCATCACTATCCGTTACTGATATAATTTCTGTAATCTTATCATTGGATAAAACTATTTTATCAAACTCTTTAGCATTTGTAAATGAAAATGATTCTGATTCTCTTTTACCAGAAACAGCTAATCCTTTTTTAGTAAGTCTGTAATTAGTTGGACTTGTTCCAGAAGATGGTTGTAATATTTCAACACCCATCATATCTAATGAACCTGAGACTTTAAAGTTAATGTCATCTAATAAAGTAAATGTAGTTCCGTTAGAAGCTTCTACAGTTGTTCCACCACTTAAAACTCCAGCGTAATCTAAGTCTGGTTGAAATACATTACCACCTATATCTTTTGATGGTACTTCAACACTAAATGTTAATTCTACGGTAGCAGGAGTTGCCAACTTTGGTGTATAACCATATGATTGTGCAATCGCTAATACATTTTTTCTTTCTTCAGCAAATTGTAGAAGTGTTTCTCTAAATTGATTATCTACATAATAATTTAATACATCACCTACATAAGATGCCATTTCAACAAACATCATACCTGGTGATGCTTCATTGAAATCATTGTATTGGTTTGGGAAATAGTTTTTCGCAAACTCTATTAAGTTTTCTCTAATATCTGTAAAGTCTCTACCGAGATAATTTACTTCTTTCTTTACTATTTTTTTATTTGTCCCAAAGTCTGACATTTTTATTCTCCAATTCTAAAGTCAAAGTTTAATATTTCAATTGTGTCTGGATTAAGCGGTACTGAATATTCTACTTGAACATTTAGTTGATTCCCATCTTGTGTTGTGAAAACACCATTAATGTTAATGTAAGATAAAAATCTACTAACCGATTCATTTATTGCTTCCTCTACTCTTTCGGGAATATTTTCACCTTGTTCAAACACTATACTTTTTAATTGACTACCGAAGTCTGGTTGCATAATCCTTTCTCCTGGTGTTGTCAATAATAAGTTTCTTAGGTTGTGTCTTGACTGTTCTAATACTGTCTTCGTTTTACGAAAGAACCCCTGAGTATCGGTATAGTCCATTGGAAATCCTATTCCAACATTCTTATCTTCGTTTCTATCTATTTCTCTTACACTTCTTGCCATTGTTTACCTTTATGGTCTGAAACCACCTTCACCTGATTTCTTTTTATTAATTGCTTTCATCAATCCAGAATAATCACGAGTTAGTGCATTTTGAACTTCATCAGGAACTGCATCTACTGAAACACCTGCTTTCTTGATTGTGTCAACTGCTCCCATTTCTCTCGCTCTTTCTTTATTCTGTCCCATACCTAAATCTCCATAACCCAATACATCTGCCATATTATCACTTCCTAATACTCCACCTCCTAATGTAGGATATTCATCTGTTTGTGATGAACCCAATGGTTTTGTATTGTTCAATACTTCATTTAACACTTTGTTTTTTGTGTATTGTTTTTTAGGTTGTTTCTTGACTACCTTTTTAGGTGTAGGTTTAGAAATCGCTTCTGATAGTTTGATTTCTTTATCTTCATTAATAAATATCTCGCTTAATTGTTTTTTGATTTCTTTACGAACAATTAATTCAATTATATTTTTTAATTTATTTTTGTTCATTTTTGCTCCTGTTTTGTTAAATTTAAAATCTTTCCGTATGATTTCATTAGTTCCAAATCATTTTCACCTGTTGAGGTTTCTGATAAGTAATTTTCTATCTGAGTAAACGCTCCATTTTCTCTTGCCTTAATTATATCCTTTTCTTTAAGTTTAGAACTTTTAAACATTGACAAAGTATCTTCTCCACCTGGTATCGATTGAAGTATATCTGATGGTACACTTTCCAATGTATTTAAAATAGCAGTTCTATCATTACTTTCAAGAGCGTTATTTATAAGTTGTGCGTTTTCTAAAAGTGGTGCATTATCACTAACCACCTTTTCTAATTTTTTTATATTTCCATCAATATCCTCAGAAAAAGTTTGTATGTTTCCGATTGTATTTTTAATTCCAGCCGGTATCGGTAATGACGCTGCAATTTCTTCTGGTGTCTTTGTAGTAAGTATTTCCTTTTCTAAAAATTCTAAATTTAATGTAGCTTCTATAAAGTTTTTTGCTCCTTCCAAACCTTTAACAATATCTTTTACTCCAGAGGGTAATGTTGCTGGATTAGATAATTTAGGAACTCCTAAAGTTAGTGCTTGAAATAATTTTTGTATTCCCATAGTTTGTTTTAAAAATCCAGACATATTTAACTCTGGAAATGGAATACCTTCTTTTGTTGCGTTTATAATTTTTCCACTTTCTTCACTAATATCATTTACGATTGTTTTAGCTTTAACTTCTACGCCACCACCATCGTTCGCTATCTGTATTCTTTCCCCTTTAATACGAACTGACTTTTTAGCAAATATTGCAATATCATCTTCTGATGCTGTTATTAATACTCTACCGGAATTTGCCCATAATGTTGGACCTTCCCAATCTAAGTCTAAATATGGTTTGTCTTCTCTCCCCTTACCACGAAGTAAGTATCTTGATACCTTTCCAGAAGTTTTGTCATAATTCATTTCAAGTAAATCACTCTTTTGTTGAGAATTTTTTAGTGTTAAAGAATTCTCCATATCAATATATGTTTCTTGATTTGATAACTTGATATAACTTTTTTCTGAACCAAATCCTTCTTGTTCTTTTGCACCTAATTGAATATAATTATCATACCTACCTTGTATTAATGTTTGTCCTTCTAAGTTAGATTGTAACAACTGATTACTTACTGATATATTTGGTTTAAATACATTACCATAGGGTCTTGACTTTACATCAGAACGCGTTTCATTATTGGTCTTGTTATCAAGAAGTGTTGGTGTACTTTGACCTACGCTCTGATAATTAACCGACATATTACTATCACTTAATCTTGAAATATAATAATGTTCTTTTTTAAATCTAAATCCTAACCACAACTCTCCAATCAATGGTGGTTGTGTAATGTTAGAAGTTGCAGGTAAAAAAGAAACTAATTCATTAACACTTTCTCTCTGATTAGAAAACACATATCTACCTTTTACTTTCGGTGTTTCTAATTCTATGACTTCAAATACTTCTAAGTTTGCGGTTGTATTCGGGTCAACCGATTCCACATATACTTGCTTTAATATACGGCTGAGTTCTGTTTTTGTTACGAACCCGTCTCCTGAAACAAACACATTTTGTAGTGATTGTTTAGCTTTCTTAGGCATTAGTTTTCCTTACTGATTGAATTTTCTATTTCGTCTTTTTTGATTTGTAACTCTTGAACATCTGTTTCTATTGCGTCCATAAGTTGATTTTTTTCTGCTTCTGTTAAACCGAACTCATCTCCTGAATCTGATGCTCTTTTTTCTGCTGCTGTAATTCTTTGAACGATTGTTGCCAACTTAACAAGTTGTTCGTCGTTCTTAACATTGATTTCCAAATACTCTTTCAACATAGGAATAATCTGAACGGCCGTATCTCCGTCCTTAATAAATCCGACCACCTCTTTCATTAGAACTTCTAATTGCTTTTTATTGGTGTGGGAATTATCGTATATGTCCTTAAAGACATCTGATAGGGTTTTACCCTTGAATATTTCGTAATCGTTTGACATAAAATTTACCTAACAATAAATATAGAGATGTCAAAAAAATGGGATATATATTTATATATTGATTAATTTTTTTGATTTTAACATATAGTTATTATACGAGTCGGACAAAACCCGACTTTTATTCATTAATAGGGGGAAACTAAATGAAAGACACAATCAAAATGATTATGGAAGGCGTATCTGGTATTAAAGAGATGTTACTTCACATAATCGGCTTAGGTGTTCTCGTGCAATTAGTATTTGTAGGGGGATTCTTAGGTATTGATATTGTTAGTAATTTGATTAACTTAGTGAACTTATTCGGTAATGCCGGATTTGCTGGGTTTATATCACTTATCGTGATACTCGGATTACTTAACAAATAAAGGTGGAATTAACGGGCGGTAGAAATATCGCCCGTTGTTACGCTATAATATATCCCAACTTCCAGTATATTTAGTTTCTATACTTCCAGTCGCAAGATAACTTCTTTGTAAATTAAAGTGATGTTTTTTCAAAACATTTATTACACGAGTAATGTGTTGAGTGTTACTACCGGTCATTTCTCTAATCAAAATATACAAAGCTTTCTTATTGAAGTTCTCAATATTTTGTCTTTGTTCCATAAGATACAATACTGAATTAGCAACATCAATATCTTGTTTTCTTTTAAACACGGTAGTTAGATTATTGGTCCAGTAGTCTACGAATAAATCCATATATTCTTTCTGTCCTTCCAATACATCTTTTCTATTGGTCTCACCCAAAGCATCTCTTTTGTAATCAGTTACTGATTCATCATCAGTTTGTTTGAGTTTTTTGTAATTGTTATTGTTGTGTAGAATTAAATAGTTCTTAGCAACGATACTGAAATAACTAAATGCTTTTCCTTTACCCTCGGCAAACTTATGCATATTCATATACAAGAAACTTACTACCTCGTGAATAACATCTGTACTCGGAACATCAAAGTAATAAAATTTAAATGTATGAATTATATTTTCTGCCAACTTCTCAAAAGGTTGTCTAATATGTTCATTGTAAATTCGTTCCCTCATATGTGGACGAGTTTCTTTATTGTGTCTAATGATTGCGTCTTCTGTTCCTTGGTGAAAGTAATATCTTGGTGAACCCTTTGCTGCTTTTCTTGGCATTATAACTCCGTTTCTGTTATTTCGTTTAATTCATCTATTGCTTCTTTGATTGCTTTAAAAGTCACACCTATCTCATCATCTGCTTCAAATGTTCCTTTGTTATCAATCTCTTTTAATACTCGTTGTGTTTCTTGTATTCTTTGTGCGTAATCCTCAATCCAAGTTTCAAGTCTTTCTACTTTTCTCGTTAAATTAAAAGTGGTCCAACTTAATACTATGATGAATATACTGAGTAATATGTATCCTATCATTTTTTCTCTCCGAATAGTTCGTTAAATATATCTTTAGCGTCTGTTGACTTGGTGAACTTTTCTTTTATTTCCGTGTCAACTGCATCTTTAATTTTATTTACTGACTTCTGAACCTTAGCAGATTCTTTCTTGTCTTCTCTGTGCCACTCATCATATTCGGTGTGTGTAGCCATCATATCTGCCTGGTGTATAATGTAAGCGATATTACTTTTTAATCTCCAAGCCGGATTATATCCTTTTAGATATTTTTCATTAGCGTCTTCATAAAGTCCGTCAGCTAATTTCAATCCAAGGTATTCAAACTCAGACATTTCTATTCCGTAATGTTGTAGAATAAACAATGCTCTATCCGTAACATTCATATAAGATGAAAGATTTTCATTGTGAGTATATATTTCTCCCATATTCTTTACTCTCCAATCATTGTCTTGTGGAATGTAATAATCATTACCCTCTAAGTCACCTACTTTACCTAAGTCGTGATGTAGAGCTGCAAAGATTAATTCTTCATCTGTAAAATTAATCATAGCTCCATTTGACACCCAGACATCTTTAATTTGTTTTGACATATTGATAACGTGTAATATATGTTCTACATATCCACCCACCATAGCATTGTGAAATGCTTTCTTAGCACTAGCTGGTGCTACTATCATTCTGTCTTCAAAATCATCATACATCTTGTTGAGCTTTTCTAATCTTTCTCCACTAAATGTATTGTTGATAATTGTTCTTAAGTCCGTCCAATTATCTGTAATTTGTTGTTCTGTTAATTGTTTCATTTTTCAATAACCTCGTATCTATTTTTTGTTAATCTTATATCCTTTTCATTTCTTAATCTATTTCTATATGAATTAAATGCTACTCGTATACCCCAACCAAGCTCATCAGTAATGTCTCGTTTGGTAACTGACTTTTTATCTCTGATAAATTTTAGTATTTGTTTATATGAATCAGTTTCTTTACTTTGGTGTAAATTGTCAATAGTAGTTTGAAACATATCGTTAATTTTTACAATCTGATTATCCCATTTACTATCTTCAAATCTTTGTAATGATTTTTCAGAATGTTCATTTCTAAAGTTTTTGTCATCTAATGTTTTATTTATTAACTCTAAAAACTCATCTGAATCTTTATAATATATTCCAGCTTTATCTGCTAATTCGTGATAACTTCCGTCATCTGAAAACATATAAGGAACTCCAACTGACATTCCGTCTGTAGCAGATATCGCCCAACCTTCATATTTTTGTTTACAACAAACACCAACTTTGCAAGAAGACAACTTAGAAAAATAACCATATCTATCATACTTGTCAATCGTCATATAATCCTTTTCTTTCTTATCTGCCAATGGAACCCACACTTCAAAGTCTTGTCGTTGTTCCCAAAGTTTATCCATTTGTTTTAAGAACCAAGGATAATTCTTATATGTGTGTGGTCTGTGATTGTAAACAATTATATTTTTATCTGTTGTTTGTTTTTCATAGTTTGGTGTTTCCCAACCAAGATAATGTGGTTCAAGGATTTCATCTAATTGTTTAACAACATCATCATTAAAATGTTCCCTTGCATTTTTTAATACAAGTTGTTTTTGTGCTTCTGTATTGATACCACATTTCTCTTGTTGTAATAAACCAATAATGTTAAATGCTAAACCAACTTGATATTCGTAGTTTGTTATTTCTTTAAACTCGGTCCAATGAGTATAACCGACTATCGTTGGTGAAATATTGGTTGTGTTGAAAAGTAGATTCTTCAGTTGGCCTGTGTGTTCTGGTAAATGACTATACACGATATCATAATCATTACGAGTCCAATCAATCGCTGACATAACTTCTTTGAATGGAAAAGACATTCTCATTGAATTAGGATATGTAAGTTGTGGAACTATTAATTGTTCTGTATTGTCAAATTGTAAACTTGATATTAACTCGGGCGATATAATTGTCCAATGTAAATCATTTCTGATTTTATTCATTTCTTTAATTACATTACCCAACACAACTACATAACTATCTTTCTCCAAATCTTTTTGGAAAGTTATATTTGGATATACGAGTATTCTATACTTGTATTCCTTGTCATCTGATGTGAATCTACTTAATGACATTATTTGTCCTTTTTAGGTAAAGTAATACCTTCATCTTTTAACCAAGTTTTTCCTCTT